ACCTCTGACCCTCAAGCCCCTGCCATAAGGACACGCCCGCATGCTGGTTTTGAAGTTGAAGAAGAGTGACGTGGTGCGCATCGGCGACATAACCTTGGAAATCAAGGACGCCGGCGCCGGGCGTGTCCGCATCGCCTTCGGGGCCCCGGATCATGTGTCGATCCGCAATGAACCCGGTGATCCAGAAGAGATCGACGCGTGCGGCGATGACCCACCCCGCGCGGTGATAATCGGGCCGGCAGACTAGGGGGCGCAAAGCCCCCTTTTTTTCGGACACAACATATGGTATGCACGACGCACGCTAGGCGCATGATGTGCTTATGGAGGTCTCAAACCCGCATGAGGAATCGTTATGCCCCAAACCATCATCCCCTTTGGCGACGTCAAGGCCCAGAAGAAATGGTCCTCGAATCTCGCCGTCGACTCCGTCAAAAAGAGCTACTTTTCCAAGAAGTTCATTGGCAAGGGCGAAAACAACGTCATCGAACAGAAGACGGATCTCGAAACCGAGCAGGGCGAGCGCATCAGCTTTGACCTGTCCGTGCAGCTGCGCGGCAAGCCGACCAGCGGTGACAACCGCGTGAAAGGCAAGGAAGAGAGCCTCAAGTACTACACCGACGAGGTCATCATCGACCAGCTGCGGCACTCGGTCTCCGCCGGTGGCCGGATGACGCGCAAGCGCACCGCGCACGACATGCGCACCACGGGCCGCAACCGTCTCGGCGATTACTGGTCGAAATACATGGACGAGCTGATGTTCATCTATCTGTCCGGCGTCCGCGGCATCAACCAGGAGTTCATCGAGGACACCGACTATGCCGGCCACGCAGGCAACGCCCTGCAGACACCCGATGCGCAGCACATGATTTACGGCGGCTCGGCCGTGTCGAAAGCGACGATCACCAATTCGGACAAGATGAGCCGGAAGCTGATCGAGCGCGCCGTCACCAAGGCCCGCATGATGCGCGCCACCGACCCCGATACCGCCAACATGATGCCGGTCAGTGTCGAGGGCGAGGATCGCTACGTCACGGTCATGTCTCCCAACCAAGAGCAGGACATGCGCACCGAGGAAGGGTCGGGCTGGCTCGAGATCCAGAAGGCCGCCGCTGCGGCCGAGGGTCGCAACAACCCGATCTTCAAGGGTGGTCTCGGGATGATCAACAACGTGATCCTGCACAGCCACGAGCGCGTGATCCGCTTCGACGACTACGGGACCGGCAGCGACCTTCCCGCCGCACGTGGGCTTTTCATGGGTCGCCAAGCGGCCGTCTGCGCCTACGGCACGACCGCAGGCCAGCGGTACATGTGGAAGGAAGAATACGACGATTACGACAACACGCCGAGCATCGCCTGCGGTACGATTGTCGGCCTGAAGAAGACCCGGTTCAACGGGCGCGACTTCGGGGTGATGGCGATCGACACCTACGCCAAGCCCGAGAACTAAAGACCGACGCGGGCGCCTCCGGGCGCCCGTGCCGCCCCTGACGTCAGCCTGAAACAAAGGATAGACCCATGCTGAAACAGAACGACTTCGCATATGGTCGCGCCAATCAACCCGTGGGCTATTCCTCGGGCCTCGTCTGCGCCGCCATTCTGACCTACGACTTCCCTGTCGACTTCACCAGCGCGGATGACGTGCTCGAAATCGGCTTCGTGCCGGGCGGGGCCCAGATCGTCGGCGCCACGCTGATCGGCGAAGGTCTCGGGGCCATCACCGCAGATATTGGCGTGCTCGACGGCGAAGCGGGGTCCACCGATTCCGGCCGCGCGCTGACCACCGATCTGATCTTCGATGGCGTGTCCGTCAACGACAACGAGGCCCCTGCCACCGTACTGGACTGCCTCGCCGTCGGGCGCACCAACGACCACCGCGGGCTGGGCGTGACCCTGAGCGGCAATGTGACCGTCGGTTCCGGCAAGAAACTGACCGTCGTCCTTCATTACGTCCACTGATCTCGGGCGCGATCTGGCCGTCCCTTGCGGGGCGGCCTTTCCCCATTCCAGGAGTACAGCAAGATGCTGATCGTCTCGAAAATCCAGCGCGTCGGCGGCACCCGCGTCAGCCTTGACGGCGCCGAATACCTCTTCGAAGAGCGCGAGGCCGGCGGCCCGCATATCTGCGACGTCGAGAACGACGCGCACGCGAAGCGCCTTCTGTCCATCCCCGAGGGGTTTGCCGCGGCTGATGGCTCATTCCCCATGCGCGCCGTCGCGGCTGATGCCGAAACCACGTTTCTGGCGACGCCGGTTGATGAACCGCAGCCCGACGACACCGCGCCCGAAGGCGATGGGATCGAATCCGTGGACGATGAAAGCGACGACGTTCAGGACACAGCGCCCGAGGATGACGGGCTCGACGATTACGACGAGGGCTCGCTTGCACAGGCATACCGCGACGAGTTCATGCAGAAGCCGCACCACAAGATGAAGAGCGACCGCATCATCCGCGAGATCCGTGAGGCCCGCGCCGCGCGGGCCAACTGAGGGGCGGCGACATGCCGGCCTTGATCGCAAATGACGTGATCGAACGCGCGCAGACCTTTCTGCAAGACTCCGACGCCGTGCGGTGGCCGCTTCTCGAACTGGCCACCGCGCTCAACGACGCGCTCTTGGAGATCTGCCTGGTCAAGCCGTCCTCTTGCGCGGAGACGGTCATCCTCGACCTGCAGCCCGACACCTTGCAGAAGCTCGAAGCCGATCAGGCGCAGTTTCTGCGCGCCGTGTGCAACATCACCAGCGCGTCAGGGTCGCCGCGCGTCGCCGGCCCGGCCATCACGCCAATCGAGCGCGACGCCTTGGACAACCAGATCCCCGGGTGGCACGCCGCCGGCACCTACCCGCGCACGTCGCTTGTGCAGCACGTCATCACCGATCCAATGAACCCGACCGATTTCTACGTGTTCCCGGGCAATGACGGGACGGGGCGCATGGAGGCCATGGTCGCGGTCACGCCGACATTGATAACCATCCCGGGCGATCCGACCGACCTTGCCGGCTACACCGATGAGATCGACCTGAACCCGGTCTACAAGAGCGTGCTGGTCGACTTCATCCTCTACCAAGCCTTCGCCAAGGACATGCAGCTTGCCGGGTCCAGCCAGCGCGCGATGGCCTACTACCAGTCCTTCATGACCAAACTCGGCGCGCGGCGCCAAATTGAGGCCGTGGCGACCCCCGACACGACCTGACACCAGACAGGAGGCGCCCGCCATGGCCACCCCCATGACCAACCTGACCACCTTCCTGCATCTGGTGAACCCGCACGCGCCCGGTGCCGCGTCCCAGCAGATGTTGCAGGCGCTTCGCCAATCGGCAATCGAGTTTTGCGAGCGCACCCGATGCTGGCGCCACCGCGCCGAGATCGACCTGACCCAACAGGGTCAAGCCGTCGTCGCGCCGGATGAGGCCGAGATTCATGAGATCGAGCGCGCCGAGTTCAACGACATGCGCCTGACGCCTGTCCAGTTTGACGACGTGCCGTTTGAGGACATGGATACCAGCGCCGGCACCACGCCATGCATGATCACGCAGGAAACCTTCAATCAGGTGTCGATCGTGCCATTCGAGGCCGGGACGTTGAAGGTGTCGCTGATCCTCAAGCCGCGTCACGGCGAGGACATGCAGATCGGCGCAGACGGGTTTCTGCAGAACGCTTATGACAGCGTGCCCGCGTTTCTGCACTCGCGCTATTCCGAGACCATCGCCGCCGGCGCCATCGCGCGCCTACTCGTCATGCCGCAGCAGCCCTTCACCAATCCGGATCTTGCCATGCTGCATGGCCGTCGCTTCGATCAGGGCGTCGACAACGCCAACGGTGCTCGCGTGCGCGGGCAACACCGCGCCCGGCCGCGTTCGCGCGCGTCGTTCTTCTGAGGGGGTGAACCGTGCGCATGCGCCTCAACACATTCCAGGGCGAATACCCCAGGCTCTACAAGACTCTGTTGCCCGAGGGAGCCGCACAGGTGGCTCTGGACACCAACCACGAGCGCGGCACCATCAAGGCGTTGCACGACGACAAGGCGTTGCACAGCGCCGGAACCGCGCCGGTTGACTTCTACCTGCACAACGGGACGACATGGCTGACCTTCTCAGACCATGTCGACGTAGCGCCCGGCCCTGTTACCGATGACCGGCTTTACATCACCCGCAAGAACGCGCCGCCGATTGTGAAGGTGATGAGCGACGGCGGCGCGGAGTACCCGCTTGCCCTGCCAACGCCGCCGGCACCGCCGATCATTTCCATCGACACCAATTCCGGCGCAACTCAAACATCCGAGGTGCTTTTCGTCTACACATGGGTCTCCAGCCTTGACGAAGAGAGCTTCCCGAGCCCGCCGAGCTCGCCCTTGTCTGTGCCGGACGGCAGCACGGTGCAGATTAGTCTGGTCGATCAGCCCCCGAGCGGCAGCCGCATCAACCGTGTCCGCATCTACCGCAGCCAGACGACCGCCCTTGGCGCGATCGAGTTTTTTTTCGTCAAGGAATTGGAAGCGTCAACCAACCTTTATGTGAATGATCTCGACACCGATCCGCTGCAAGAATTACTGGTCACCGCAAATTACGACCCGCCGGTGGACGGGCTGCAGGGCATCACCGAGATGCAATCGGGGATGATGGCCGCCTTCGACGGCAAATCGCTCTATTTCTGCGAGCCGTACAGACCGCATGCATGGCCGCTGCGCTACGAGTTGATCAGCGACAACCCGATCGTCGGGCTGGCCGCCTTCGGGTCCATGCTGGCCGTGCTCACCACCGGGGAGCCCTATGTCGTGCAAGGCACGTCGCCCGAGAACCTGATCATGGAGAAGATCGAGCAGAACGCGCCGTGTCTGTCCAAGAACGGTATCGTGGATCTTGGATATGCCGCGGCCTACCCGAGCACGGACGGGCTGATCACCCTGTCGCAATCTGGCGGGGCACAGAACATCACGCGCGGGCTGTTCGAGCGCGACCAGTGGCGCGCGTTCAAGCCCGAGACATTCAGCGCCGGGCAGCGCGACGGGGCCTATGTGTTCAGCTTCGACCCGGACGACGGCGGCGGGCGGCAGACCGCAATGATCGCCCTCAGCGCCGAGCAGCCCAGCTACATCCGCACGTCCAACGCCGCCGACAAACTGCGTTTCGACGTCTATACCGGCAACCTGCACTACATCGACGGGTCCGCGATCATCCGCGAATTTGCCAGCAGCCAAGCCGGGTATCTGGCGGCAGACTGGCAATCCTCGCAGTTTCACCTGCCGACGCTCACGAGTTTCGGCGTGCTTCTTGTCGAGGGCGATGCTCTGGATGACCCGTCCGCGTTTGAGGCGATCGTCTACCGCGACGGGCAGGAACACACCACGATCACCAAGATGAACGAGCCCTGCCGGCTCAAGGACGGGCTCGGGCGCCGCTGGTCGGTGAGGGTCAAGGGCAAGGTCGAGATTAGCCGGATCACCCTGGCGGGCGAAGTCACAGAGATATGGGGCTGACGCATGTTCAAGGGACGCAACACACGAGACCTTGAAACACTCGCGGGCCGCCGCGGTAACACCGGGCAGCGCGCGGTGCTTTGGGACGAGATCGACCAGATTACCCGGCGCGTCGCGCAGAGTTTCACCGATGGCGGCGTCAGTACCGGCGGCGGATCGGCTGGCGCAATAGACGAGTCCGCGCTCGAAGACTATATCGCCAACACCAGCCCGAGCGTGCAGCAGATCAACCAGACGATTGACAGCACGACCACTTTCATCGGCAACCTGACCGCCGACGCGCGCGCCACCCTGCCGGATCTGGATCAGGCCATCACCGATGCGCGTAACGACGCGCTGGATGCGGTCAACGTCGCACAGGGCGAGATCGACACGCTGACCGGCGCTTACACCGGGACGCTGCCCGATCTGGAAGCGGCGATCACCGCCGCGCGTAACGACGCGACTGCGCAGATCGACACCGCAGAAACCGGGCTTCAATCCCAGATCAATGGCGTCAGCGCCGACCTGACGAACAACTATTACACGATCGTTCAGTCCGACAGCGCAATCAGCAGCGCGGTCACAACGCTCGAAAGTTCTCTGCTGACGGAGATCAACAACATTATCGCAGCCGGTGATGGGTCCGAGACAGTTCAGACCTTGAGCGCCCGGCTAGACGCGGACTTTTTCACGAAGACCGAGACAAACACCGCAATCAGCGCCGCAACGACCAGCCTTGAAGCCTCGCTGCAGACCGATATCTCCGAGGTCGCCGAGACGCTTCCCAACTTCGATTTCTCGCAGGGGATTACTGGCTGGCGGGGCAAGGCAATCGACCAGGGCAGCTACAGCATTGTGACCGGCCCGGAGTTCATTGGCGGGCAGGCGTTCCGCCAGGTGGGCGTCCTCAACAGCACCAACTTCCTGGCGCCGGTCGACAGCCGGAAAACCGTCATCGACACAGCCCGCGCATATCGCGTTAAGGCCCGTTTTCGCGTGGTGGGAACTGTCCCAAGCGAGATCCTCTTTTCCATCCGCTTTGAGGACGTGAACGGCAACTACATTTCCGACTACTTTCCCGCCGGCTTCGGGCTCGGAGTTAACAACACCCCCGTCCAGAACAATGGCGCGTGGGTGTCGGTTTCAATAATGAGCGGCATCGGGACAGACAATCCGTTTCCAGCGGGCGCGTTCAAAGCCTATCCCCAAATATCTCTTGGCAATCAGCAGGGGCCTGATTCTATTGTCGAACTGGATGAACTAGCCCTGCTGGAGGTGACCGATAGCCGGGAGGTCGCTGCAACTCTGGAGCAAAACTATCTGACGATCGCGGAAACCGATCAGGCGATCTCCACCGCGACCACCGCGCTCCAGTCCAGCCTTGAGAGCCAGATCGGCACGCTGAACGCGACGCTGACGGAAGATTACTTTACCTCGGCCGACACGACGCAGGCAATCAGCGCCGCTCAGGCGACCTTGCAATCGAACATTGATACGGTCTCCGCAAACCTGACAAGCGAGCAGGCGACGCGTGCGAACGCTGACAGCGCGCTCACCACCAGCCTGAACACACTGACGACGCGCGTCGGAAGCGCAGAGGCGGAGATCGCCGGCGAGCAGATCGCCCGGTCAAACGCGGACAGCGCGCTCGCATCCGATATCTCGACGGTTTCCGCCAACCTCGCCACAACCGACGCCTCGGTGACGCAGACCGCCAACGCAGTTGCAACTATCGAGAGTTTCGCCGGAGCGACATACACGCTGCGCGCGTTGGCCGGGGCCGCCGAGGGCGTGCTGGAACTTGTCGCCGCTGATGACCCGATAAACGGGCCGACTTCTGCGCTGCGCATCGACGTGACGCAGGTGAACATTGAAGGCCGCTTAAACGCCGATTGGATCACCGGCGGTTTCATTCGCGCCAACCAGATGAAAATTGACGACCTTCTGTTTCTCGACTCTGGTAGTGCCGGATTTTCCATCGACAAAACAAGTGCTTATGATGTTAACAGCGATGGCATCTACATGGGCCGCACAAACGAATTGGATGGCTCCATCGGGTTCGGTTTGGCGTTTTCCAAGACCGATGATATCACAGGGCTTCGCCAATCCATAGAAGCGACCCGGCGCAACGGAGTGCGGCTGTTCAACGCCAACCATTACCGCACCCTGTCCGTGCCGCTCAATCCCCTGCTCTACACCGATCCGCAAACTGTAGACCTGACCGGTTACAGCCGGGTCGATATCTTTCTGGTCGGCGGTGGCGCGGGCGGCAACGCCGGCGACCTCGACGGGCAGGGCACAGCCGGCGGTGACACTGTTGTCGTGCTGAAAGATGGCGCGACGGTGATTGAAACCTGGACCGCAGTGGGCGGGCAGCCGGAGGTTGAATCCGTGCGGAATCGTGCCCCCGCAACGCGCGGAGAGTCGAGCCCGTGGGGCACCGGCGGCGCGGCCGGTGCCAATTTGTCCTACGAGACGTATGATCAAATTATCGCCGGCGGCGAGGG